CAGTATAGGGCTTACTTGTCACTCTTCTTTGTTTTTGAGTTGACCGTTTCGATTGCCGAGTTGATCGAGTTATCAAAGTCCTCGTCTGGCACTTGACCCTTGCCAGCGTAGGTGAACAGAATAGCCATGAGAAGCCCTAGGACGGCTCCTGTGGCACCAAACTGGGCAGACTCGAGTGGTTGCAACCCTTGGAGGCTTCCAGCCCCTAGAAAGGCGATTCCTGCCCCGAGCGCGAATGCTGCGACACGGGTGACTCTTTTGAGTGGGCTACTTTTTAGCAGGTTTTTTAGCAGCTGGTTTTTTGGCTGGCTTGGCAACTGGTTCCTCCTCGTCGTCGACGGTGATTGTCTGAGGCGTGAGTGTGGCCTCAATTAGTGCTAGTGGGTCTTCGACTGGGCTGGTTGCCAGGTTAGTTTTGTCGCCCGCCATTAGGTGTAAGTGCGCGCCCGATGTGGCTGTGCCTGTGTTGCCTGACTTGCATAGAACCTGGCCGCCTTTTACTGGGTCGCCAACTTTCCAAGATTGCTCCTGGTCTTCGAGTAGGTGGTAATAGCCAAAGATTTTGACCTCGAGCTTGCCTTTGACAATGACCGGTGCGCTGATCTCGATGAAGTGGCCTAGCACTTTGGTGAAGCCAATAGCCTTGACGCGACCTGATCCGATTGCCAGAAGTGGTGTGCCTGATTGCACTGCGTAGTCGAGCCCGCGGTGTGGGCCAAGTCCTAGTTTCTTGCGAGTCTCGCTGTGTGTGCCGAACTTGTCGCTGATGCGCGAGGGCTTGGCTGGGTGGAATGTTTGAACGGTTACTTGCTTAGGCATTGGTCATAACTCCCTGTGCGATTGCGACGATTGAACCACCGATAGCACCGGCGAAACCCATGAATAGATATATCTTTTTTTGTAATTCACGAACGTCGCGCTCGAGTTGCTTGTATCCGTTCATCTCGGCCTTGAGTGTTGCCAGGTCTTTGATAATTGTAATGAGCAGCTCTCTGTCGGTGGTCTCAGGCATTAGATAACTTCAACCCAGTCTTTAAGAGTTTCATCCCAGTTATAGCGTTTTTCATCTAGAGGGTATGGCTTGGGCGCAACCCACGCCCATTTTTCTTCATCAAACTTCCATGAAGTAAAAGGTTTTGCTGGCTTAAAGATTCCAGTACTTGCAACATAAGTGTCACCAATGCCTGCAAACTTTTTACCAAACGATGCGCTGTATGAGGTTTGAACCCAGGTGCCCTCAAGTCCAAGACTGTTCAAGTATTCCTGACCTCGGAGCTCTTCAGAGTTGTCCACTACAACGACCTGAGTAACTATTCCATTCTCAATTTTCGCAAAATGTGCCATGTTGTCTCCTATGCCCAATAACGAATTATGCAAATACCCGAGCCACCAGCAGCACCAGCACTTGTGTTTCCACCACCACCACCGCCTGAGCCAGTGTTAGCGTTTGCCGCCGTACCAGTGCCGAGACCGGATCCATTTAGGCCACCGCGACCACCACCGTTAGCACCTGGGTTGCTTGAACCTTGCGAAGATCCGCCACCGCCACCACCACCGTAACCGTAACCGCCAGCTGCGCCTGCGGAACCAAAGTGTGAGGATGTTTGGGCTCCTGTGCCACCACCGCCACCAAGACCTGATCCCATTCCAGTCACCGCAAATGAAGTGCTGGCTCCAACTTGTCCTCCGGTTGCGGTAAATAGTGCACCAAATGAACTAGCCGTTCCTTGGATTCCATTGTTGTAACCGCCCGAGCCACCAGCACCACCTGCTCCGATTGTGATTGTGTATGCCGTTCCAGGCACTACTGTCAACTTTTGAAAGAATACTGATCCACCGCCCCCTGCCCCGCAGGCTGTTGCACTGGCTGCAGCTTGACCGCCACCGCCACCACCACAGATAATTACTTCAACCGTTGTCACACCGCTGGGAGCAGTCCAACTTCCCGTAGCGGTAATGATGTCCGTGAATTGAATGCGAGGCGTTCCGCCTGTGCTAGGCGCTGGGAATACTGTTACAGCCATTAGCTAATCTCGCTTCCGAACAACTGGAATGTCAAAGAGTTTCCAACGCTGCTGCGCACGGTTACGATGTCTGTGACATCCAAGGTCAAGCCGAGTGTGAATGCCGCGACGCTGTTAGCAGGGATTGGCACATCGAAGAGGATTGCGTTGACGTGTGCTGTGGCCGCGCCGCCTACTCGAGCCCAGACTCGAGCACTGGCTGCTGAAGCTGTGACGTTGGTGATTGTCATGGTCGAGACGACTGTGTCGGCACCTGTGGGCACCGTGTAAAGGTTTACTTCAGTCGTTCCAGCAGGGTGAGCCTGCCCCAAGATTTTGTAAAGAATTGGCATTTATGCTCCCATGAGAAGTAGTGGACTAATAATGATTGGAAATACAACCGGTGGTTCTGGCGGGTTCACAAGAACCCATGCCGAGCCGTTATAGACCCAAAGGTCGTTAGAGCTCTGCAAGTATGTGACCATGCCAGCGGTCGGTGTAAGAGCAGCTGTGCGCGCACTGGCATTGGCAAACACCATGACGCTCTGATCCATTAGGTAGTCCTGGACTCTCGACGCTGGTAGCGTCTGCCCATTTACAAAGTCAAACCATCCGGCCATTTAGAACTCTTTCCATACTTCTAGTGTAGTGAACCAGTTGTTTACGTCGATGATGTGGCGCACCCTGGTTACGGTGTAAACGGTGTCGATGTCTATGTCGTCATTACTGTAAAGCACTCTAACGGTGTCGCCTGGCATGAACTCGATTGCTTCTGTTAGATCGCGCAGGCGGTCGATTGCCGGTGTGGTCACGCTGGTCACTACTGTGATTGGTTTAGGCGTGAATACGGTCGCAGCCCAAGCGTCTGCGTCGGCTGTGGTTGCCAGGTCGACGGTGAAGTCTTCGGAGCGTTGCCCGAATAGGTCGATTGAGTCCTGGTCTGTGTAAAGCTGGGTGAAGATTGGGTCGCCCAGGTATTCGTATTTCTGAGTGACTAGGGTGCTGTTGAAGACCTGCTCGGATTGCATCGCTGAGTCTAGGTCTGCCATGCACAAGTGGTTGGCGTCGCCGTGGTTGTTGCCGATTGTGTAGACGTAGCCACCGGTGGTTGCTCGAGGTCGATACTCGAGGTATCCGGTGTTTGGGTTGATTGCGATGAAGCCTAGCCCTGTGGTCAAACAGTTGGCGGCCACCGCGCCAAAGGTGGTGTTGAGCTGCGGAGTGCCAGTCATATACCACTCTGGGTTGATGCTGAAACTGTCATAAGGAATCACGAAACCTGTCGCGGCCACTTCGTCGATTGCCAACTGGATTGCGTCGCTGGGGAGTAGCGCGCCTGCGGGTTCGAAGTCAAAGCGGCGGTTGACTAGGAGTGCCCAGAAGTCGGTCGCGTTAACCGTGATTTGGTTCTGTTGGTCAGGTGCATAAGTCACGCTAATGTCATCGAGGGTTCCGTGCCAAAGGATGAACTCGTAGGCTCCGCGCTTGGCTTTGATGCGCACCTCTACACCTGGGCGGATGAACGGGTAGTTGTTTGGATCGAATGTCCAGGACTGCATCCTGATTTGTGCCTTGCCCGAGTCGGCCTGAAAAAAAACGTTGGATGCGATTGAGCCACCGATTGAGGTGCTGACTGCGTTGACTTCACATGCCAGGTCTTGCCAGGTGACGTTGCCTGAAGCGTCATCGCCTAGAACGTTGGTTCCGCCTAGTGGGCTGATGCCTAGCACGAACACGTTGCGCGCAGCTTCGGCTAGTAGCATTTCGACTTTGAGGTCTGTGGCAATGTCGAAGTTGTTTATTACAGCCATGGTTAGCCTCTTGGCCTGATGAAGTCTCCGGTGAAACCGTTACGGGTTGCGTTATTAACGGTGTTGATGATGTCTTGGCCGTTGACTTTAGGTGTGTTAATCGTGATGTTCACGTTGCCTCGAGCACCAGGTGCAGGCATTCCCGGCTTTGGCACGGTGCCAACTCTAGGCACACCGAACGCTTCTCTAAAGCCGTCGAATGCTGCGTCGCCACGTTTACCACCTGAGTAAATATCGATGCGTTCTGATAATGCCTTGGCTTCAAAATAACCACCAGCTGCGGAACCTGCCGCAGCTACCCCGACAAGTCCAAAGGAAGCCAGGATGCTACCTGCTGTCGCTGTTTTCATAAGACCAATAGCAGCTGTCACACCGTCAATAGAGGTTTTGACTGCGTTGATACCGTCAATGGTTCCCTTAAATATCGCGACACTTCC